TTACATGCTCTTGCTCGCGCATTTGCATCATCGAAGTCTGTAATTGTTCCATCACCAATATTGTTTAACGCAATATTCGATATCTGAATTGCGGTTGCCATCCTTCTCCTTTACGTCAGTCTACAGAGTAAAATACTGCAGTTTTGATTGTGCCAGTAACAGCAGCCGAAGCTGTAGTAATGATGATGTCGGTTTCTGAAGTGTATTCATAACCGATTGCATCAATACCAGTTCCACTTGCAGCAGTTGAAGCTGCATTAGCAGTACCTGTTGGCCTTGGTGAAATAGACACCATTTTGTTAGCAGTATTAAACAATGTAGCCGTAATGAAACGATCTACATCGTCAGAATCTCCTAACGAAAGTGTGTGTCCAGATCCAAGTGCATCCGCAATAATGAATGCATCCCAGATCCTTGCACCTTTAGGTATTCTGGCTACAGAAATGGTTGATCCTGCTTCCAATGCAGATGCTTCATACGTGTCATATTGAACACGAAATCGGCCTCCATTTTCAGCCACATTGACCATTTCTCTAGGAACATTTTGGTCATACTTCGTAAAGTTGACTCCATATACAGTTGCCATATCAGATCTCCTTTCTTATAAGCATGAAATCTGTACGACACGCTTTTCTTCCAAACGAGTCGCACCAACAGTCATCCGATAGTAGATGTATTGGCTAAATCGTTTGTCAGGTCGTTCAGAGATACGTGCAACAATGTCTTCCCAAACACAAAGGCCAATTCCTCTGCGATGGAATGCAAGACAATGAGTTGGGTCTGAACTGTTTTCCTGTGCAGTAGGATCATATGCTGGATGTGATCCACCTTTTTGAGGAATGAGTTCAGTACGGATAATGTTAAAACCCATATACTGGTTAAGATCACCAGCAACCAAAGCACGTACTTCGTTAAAGTCAGCACTATTTACTTTGGTGGATTTCAGCAAGTTGCCTAACTGAGCAGCATTAACAACCAAGAACAAATTACTGTTGCCATTGACATCGTAGTCATCAGCTTCATTTGCTCCTAAGATCTTTCGTGCATTAATCAGTTTACCTACTGTCAATCCAAGTGATGTTGAAGAACCAGAGTTTCCATCTACATCAAAAGTAGTGTCAGTAATGGCAATTTTCTGTCCTGCTGGTAAAGCAATGGAAGAACTTGAAGAACTGCCTGAAGTAGCAGAATCTCCTGTAGATCCAAATGCATTTCCAACAAGGGCTTCAATGACCTGTTCATCCATAGCTCTTCCCATTGCTAAAGCAGCGTTTTGGGAATAAGCAGATGCAGGATCAATCAGAAGCCTGAGTTTATCCGGATTATCAATCATGTCACCCCAATCAAAATCGACAGGTGTTACCCTACGTCTATCATGTGGTGTACTGATTAATGGGCTATCAGCATGTCTGCTAGTAACCTTTTGAGCAGCTACTGAATCAATACGATCCATGAAGACTTCTTCACCAACCTTACCTGATTCAAGAGTAACTGCATTGCGAGTACGACTTCCCATCTGTTGGACAAGAAGTTGCACGTTGGCATCGAACTGTTTGACGAATGCCGTTGTGATTTGTGTGGACATATAAAGTCTCCGCAATACGTGAATAATAAAACGCTATTTTGCAGATTGTCCACATGGGGTCCGCTAACAAAATTAATTGCCAGGGGTCTAAAACCTTGTCTGGACTAATTCAACCCAAATAACTGTAAAGCTTAGTCATCTTCTCAACGGCATCCTTATGACCAGGATGGTATCCGTCTTGATAGGCTTTCCTAAACTCTACATCACTCATCAATTCGTTGATTTGTGTTTGGGCTGAAGCTGGATTCATTCCACCAAGAACTGCGTTATTGGTTCCTGGCAGTACTGAATCTTCAGCTAATACTTCTCCTATTTTGGCAAATACTTTCAATAGTTCTGGATGGTTTCCCATACCAGTTTCTTCCAAGACTTTTACCGCTTCAGGAGTAGCAAAATTCATAAATGCTCTGCGTGCCATTTCAAGATTATGGTTAAAACGATCACCCCATTCTTGTTGTAGCTCCTGCAGATTCTCTACTTCAAACTGCTCAAACTCTGCATCTTCTTCTTGCATTCTATGCTCAACATCCTGTTGATAAATATCATAGAGTGCAGATGCTTGGTCATTGTTTAAACCTAGCTGATGAGCAATCTCTCTATAGTTTGCTGTATCTTCTGGTGAGTAATCACCTAGTTCATAACCATCATGGTTTTCTGGTCTTCCTAAAGCATTATAAACATCATCATACGATTCACCGTTTTGTGGTAAACGTAAAAGTTGTTCTGCAGGAACACCCATTTTTTTGACTAGATTGACGTAGGACTTCGCAAGTTTGTCTACACTATCAAAAGTCTGTAGTGATGGTTCTTGGTTTAATCCATCTGGTAATCCAGTAGGATCAAACGATAGTGATGTTTGTTGTATTGGCTGATCTGAACTTAACAGACTACCGCCAATGGCTTCTGAAGAACCAGCATCTGGGCTTGGTGCTGCTTCAGAAGTTGTCATCGATGCTTCGGTCATAATTCTGTTTCATCATGGTTTGAATTCGATCCGCATCTAAAGAAACATAATTCAGGATTGCGAGGATGACTGATCTTCGTCCTTCGTTATATGCTGTTTCATGCGAATCACTGGTTTGTGTGGAAGTCCAGAGAAAGTTATTTTTCATCAAGTCTTCCAGTACTTCTCTTCCTGGTTCGGTTGAGAATACTTCTTTGTAGGTTGCCCTACGTTTTCTATCTTTTTCAAACATTAGTTAGCTAACTGATCTGCAGCCATTGCTCGATTTTTTTCTGCTGCAGATGTAGTCTGATCAATGTTTGCTGATATCTGTGCTTGTTGTAAAGTCTGCAATAATGCTGATTGTTCTTGTTGCTGTTGTTGTTCCTGTTGGAACTGAGCCTCATCTTTAACAACACTTGGTGGTGTTCTAAGAATATCTGATCCTAGTTTTACAATCTGTGAAGTATCCAGCCTCTGCAGAATGGTTGGGTCGATTTGGGCTATAGGAGTTAAGAACTGAATCAGTTGGGAAATACTGTTTAGTTCATAGCCCCGCATTGCAACAGAGACTGGATTTCGGTATTCGATTTTAAACTCTTCTTGCTCCATGATGATATCTGGAGGCATTGGAAGCATGTTGTTGGTCAATAGGATCTGCGTAGTACGCTCAATCATAGGACCTAACATTTCTATTTCTTGTCGTGCTACTAGAGGTCCAATAATTTGCAAGCGATCCCTTTGCCTTGCTTGAACCTCTGTAGCGGTAAATCTAAGAACATCACCATCGTTTGCTACTGGTCCTGGTAATTCCATCATGTCTAGATAAAATGCCTTTTCAATGTTCTGTCTTACTTGTGACATTTTCATTTCTGCAATATCTACACGACCTGGAGTTGGCATTGGAAAGATTCTTTCGTCTTTCCCTAAACCAGAACGATAGTAGTTAATTCCTCCTGGTGTGGTTCTAACAGGATTTAAGAATCCGTCATCAGGAATCATAAGTGGTGGATCTACCATTTTCTGTAATGCTTTGAGATAAGTCTTTTCCATCTCATTAAGCATCTTAATATCTGCTAATGCTTCAGCACCTGGACCTCTTCCATAGGTTTCCTGACTGTTTCTTTCCCAACGACTGCATACAAATGGAAAAGAATCAAAACCACCTACGTTTAGAATGGTTTTAACAGTAGGCATGAAGTAGATACTGACAAACGGAAATCGTTTGATAGGAGCATCTTTAAAGGTAGATACAGGTTTGACTACATGAACGCATTCAAACTTGTCGTAATATTTTCCTGCTTCTAATGCTTTTTTTACTTTATCAGGCAGTTTTTCTTCGCCAAATGCTTCTAATACTTCTTTTGCAGTATGCTCATAAACTCGATAGATCGTATCTACACGACCCATATCGTTCTTAGCTAGATAACAATTATAAAGCGGATAACTGGCAAAGTATGGTCCTTCACCTGGAATATCTCTTACATGCATGATTCCTGTGCCAAATGCACCTAAATCAAGAAGATATTCATGCATTGAAGGATGAAAGTTGTTATGTGGTCTGTTAAAGGTCTGTATCAGGATTCTGGTTGTTTCTTCTAGCCACAACTTAACGTCACGTTCTTCGTTTAATGCACCATTACGCATCTTCAACTCAAACCAGCTTTGGGTGCTGGGAGTCAATAGATTGTGCATTCCTGAAGAAAATCTAGTCAGAGCACGTAAAGGTGTAGATTCAAAAATCTTTTCTCTACGTTTTTCTCCTTGTGTTCTAAGCGTAAGAAAATCACTTCGATTAGGAGAAACAAGATCTCCTATTTCCTGCCAAGTGTTTTCCCAATTACGTCTAGAATCTTTGAGTGCTGCTAACTCTTGACTCAGTTGTGTAAAGAGATCCATTAGCCAGTAAGACCTTTGAATGTTTGTCTTCTACCGAAACCAGATTTGTTTTTTCTTCGCATGGAGTTGCTTAACTGTGCTCTTGAAAATGGATTAGCAGAAGATGTGTCTGTTTGTTCTTCTTCCATTTTCTCACCAGTTAATGTTGCTTGAATATTTTCAGCAGTATTTTTAATGCCTTTATCACGGTCATATAAAACACCACCTAAACTCAACTGTGTATCTAATGCTTCTCCGACTGATCCACCCATTAGTATTTTCCTGTGATTAAGGTTCTCGCCGTTTGACCACGACCAAATTTCTGTTTGGCTTGTTGTCTCATGTTTTGACCAAGCTGACCTAATCCAACACGTTGAGACATTTGTTTTGCTGCTGTTTTATCAACCATTCCTGATGCTTGATTCATCATCTCATCTAATGATCCTGGCAAACCCATCATGTTTGCTACATCACCTCCAAACTTCTTAATAGGATCAGTAATTGGTTTAGTAATGGTATCTGCTGTTGTTACAAGCTTGTCGGTTGCAGCTTGTAAACCAGATTCATCTGCAAAAGTTTCTGCCTGTGATTGAATGTCTGTAGATCCTAAATCAACTGCACCACCAGTACTTCTTTTAATAGCACCACTTGTTTCTTTAGTGACTTTATCTACTGCTTTTCCTGCTGATCCACCCATGGTGTCTCCTTATGAGAAATATTGATATTCAAAGTCTTGAGTACCGATTGCGTACTCCATTCTAGGTTTTTCTTTATGTATGGTTGCGTAGCGTACTGACATTGTTGCGTACCTAGTTGCACTCATAATGTCATCACGTTCTTTAATGATCTTTCCTTCTTTTCGATGGTACATCCGCATTTCTGCAAACCATTCGGCAAGATGTTCAAATACTTTAAAACGCCCTGACTGCATTCGCTGCAAAATGTCCATGATACCTGGCTCAACAGAAAAACCACCATCGGGATTGCTGAAATGGCTACCAAGCATATTAACACCAAGCCGACGATACTGTTTAGCAAGTGGATCGCCAGAACCTTTGTCGTGTTGCATACCATCATGAGGCCATGCCACAGGAATCCACTCACCTTTAGAACGTATTGCATGGGCATGAGCAATAGGTGTTTCAGCACGTATTGTGTATAAGTCATAGACGTAAATTGTATCTGTTTCACGATCCCATGCAACCCATACTGCAGCAAATGGATGATCCCAACCAAAGTCAATCCCACAGACTTTAGGCCAGTATTCTGGAATCTGAAACGCAGGGATCTTGATAGAGTCTTCGTCAATCGGATAAACCAATCCTGAACCAAGAACAGGAACCCCCTTTGATCGCATATTTCTTTCATGCGGAGGTAATGCTGCAAGTATTTCATTCCTGGTTTGTTCATCTAAATGCGGTGCATCATCCCAAGTTGCATGATACAGCTGTTGTCCTGGTTTCAAATCGTTCATGAACTGAGCAACTGTATTCGTCATACCTTTCTCTGGAGTAAAGGTCATGAAGATTAGTCCTTGAGTTTTCAAGGTTGCTCTGAGTCCTTGTGAATAAATATCCTGTGGTGGTTCTTCGTCTAGCCATACAATGTCTACTGCTTTACCCATCCATTGTTCTTTGCCCTGTTCATAAGACTTGAACCAGATCTTTGAGTTCTTACCTGATGCATGTCTAACAGTAACTGCAGAATAGGCATTAGGAATCCCAGGTAGCCTGTCTGTGTGAACAATCCTGTCTTTAGGAATAAGTCCTTTACCATAGTCTTCTGGATCTCCTGGTTCGCCTAATAACTCTGCTTGAACAATATCTCTAGTGTTTGCTGTTGTGTTTCCTGCAGCCCATATCTTGATTGCAGAATCAAACTTATGTCCTTCCCACCAATCTGGATAATCTCCAAGTGCATGAATTGCTAGTTCGGCAGCACCGCAGTAGGTTTTACCAACCTTATTCGCTGCCATAAGCAGCCTCTGCTTTGCTCTATTCTTGTTAAGATCTCTCGCTTTATGAAACTCAACTTGATAACCATAAGGGTGGTAATAATGAATCCTGTTGGTATCTTTGAGTTCGGTAAGCTGTTGTAAGACTTTGACCGCTTGTTCTACGTCCGTCATTCAAGGATCTTTTGCCCTGATACCAATGCACCTAAGTCAGCACCTTTCTGTCCTCTAGCTTGTTTTGTAGGATTAAACTTCATCTGTTTTCTTCTAACAAAGCGACTTAACTTCTCTGTACCTAGTGCTGGTCTAAGATCAATCTCTGCATTCCGTCTAGCTTTTGCTCTTTGCTCAACTTCTGGATCAACTCCATAGTTCTTTGCTTCTTCCCAGATAGCACCTTGCTTAGACGAAACATTACTCTTGATATCCTTGGGTACTAGCTTGTCTTTATTCTTAACCTGATCAGGTCTAAGTCCTGCAGTCTTATTAGAATCTACTTCACCCTTAAAAGGGTTCGCGTCTGGTTCAACATCAATGGTTCTCCGTATCCGCATATCATCTGCTTTGGACGTAACGGAAAAACCTTGTTTAACAATGTTTCCAATATTTCTTTTACTGATTTCAGAATAGACTGCTTTGATACTTGGTTTGTCCTGTTCTGCTTTTGGTAAGTCTCCATAATAAGTCAACCAGACTTGTTGCATTGCTTTCGCAACAGGTTTTGCATTAGGAGCTTTTCTAGTCTCATGTTTTAATGCTCTTCTTCCTGCTTCTGTTGGTCCACCAAGCTTAAATGCATCATTAAGTTCCTGAGAAATGTATCCTGCAAATCTAGGTATAAGTTCTTCTTTAATCCCTTGTTGCTTTAATACATTCGATGCAACTTGCTTATAGTCTTTCTTCTGTTTCATGGAAGTTGGAGAGGCTAGACCAGAGGAGCAAACCTAACCTCTCCATTTGGAGCCGCTTCCTTACGACTCACAATCAAGAACACCGACATCTCCATTTCCGTAATGACTTATTAATCCTGCTATTAGGATCTCTTGCTGTCTTTGCAGATGTTAATCTTCTCTTCATTCCGCACATCCTAGAACAAAAAGACTTTCTCCTTGCTGCACGTTTGCCTTTAGGCTTTCTTTCCGTAACAGCCATTTTTAATTTGCTTCCAGGATTCTGCCTACGATAAGAAGCAATACCTTTCCTATTCAATCCACCAGACTTGGATTTACCTTCTTTCCTTTGCCATGCTGGTGACTTTGCCATCAGTTGATTGCTCCAATAGGTTCTTCTTTCATCTCAGGAATAATAAAAGGCGCAGCCTTGGTCTTTAGTTCTTCTTTACCTAACAAGACATCCGCTTTCTCACGACCTACTAAAGACACAAGCTCTGCTTCTAATTGCTTTATATCCTTCTTATCTTCTTCAATCTGTACCTTATCCGTAGCCTTAAACCCTGCTCTATCCATTAAATCTTTAGCAGCTTGATATCTCACCGTATCCGATTCAGATTCCTCCATTAATGCCTTCATTGCAGAAAACGCTTTAGGCGTATGATCTACAAACATCTCAAGCATCCTCTTCTGTATCTGATTCGCTAACTGCCTCTTTAAATTGCAGGCTTGGTTGCTTATGTATTTACCATCCTTGTAACCAGCATCTATTGCTGATTGTCTGGCATTGCCTGTTTCGCAATAAA